GCTCAAGAGGCCGGAGAGCACGACGAAGCGCCCCACCACGGCGATGTAGCGCGCCTGCGGCGGCGAGCCGCCGAGATCGGCGAACGCACTCGACGACGTGAGATCGAACACCTGCGGCACGGTGTTGGCCTGCACCGCGATCACGAAGTTCCCGAACTGGGCGAACTGCCAGTGATCGGTCGACGGCAGCGCGCTGTAGGCGCTGCCTCCCTTCGAAACGTCGGTCCAGGTGAAATTCGTGTTGTTGAGCTGATAAAGCCTGGTCGACGTGCCGGCGAAGACGGCGATAGAGCCGTCCGTCCTGCGCGCGTAGAAGAAGCCGCGGCAAGGCGCCAGCAGCGCGGCCGTGAATGCCGTGAAGTCCTGGAACGGCCCATAGCCGTCGCCGCGTGGCACCACGTTCTGGATCAGTTGCGAGGCGGCGCTTTTGTACGGCGAGAGGTCAGGCTTGTAGTCGACGAACGGAAGCATCTGGCTCATCTTCGTTTCAGACCCTAGTGTTGTGTTTCCAAAGCTGCGCTCGTGGCCATGGTTCGAGACGCACGAGCCCTCATCCTGAGGAGGCCGCCAAGCATCAGCGCGTTCACGCGCGTCTGCAACGCGTCTCGAACCTCATCCTGAGGAGCATCGCAGCGCAAGCTGCGATGCGTCTCGAAGGATGGCAGCAAGTTCAGGTCGCGCATCCATCCTTTCGAGACGCCCGCTGCGCGGGCTCCTCAGGATGAGGTCGGTACTAGAGCTGTCGCGCGCCTTACGGCGTCACACCCATCACGCGGACGGCGCTCGGCCCGCGCGTCTTGTTGTCGAGCTTTGCGATCTCGTCGAAGATTTCGTCCCGGCGCCCCTTCCACAGCGGCGCGCGCTCGTCATTCACGCCGAACATCTCGGCCTCGACCATCGAGCCGAAGAGATAGAGGTCGGGGTGTTCGGTCAGCAACCAGTTCGCGCCGCCGGCACTCCCGGCGAGCGCGGGCACCTTCTGAAAATAGTCGAACTCCAACGAAGTGCTACTGAGTGGTCTCACCTTGAGTATCAATCCCTCGATCGTGAAGATGCGCGCCGTACCGGCCGGTGCTGTGGGGTATGCCGCCTGCAGATACGACGGATGCACATATTCCAACTCGTTCCGCGGCGATCCGGTCCAGGTCACACGACGCCAGGTGAGATAGTCCGACGGAATCGGCGCCTGTCCAATCTGTCCCTGAATCACGCCGCCAGACACGTATGCATTCACGAACGCCGATCCCTGTAGATCGACATGCGTAGAGTCAATCACCGTGACCAGCCAGAGGCCATTCGCTTCGATAGTGCCGCCAACATTCGTCACGCTGAATTCCGCTCCGGTGGTAATCGTTGCCGTGCTGGCGACTATTAGGCGGATGATACCAGCGCCACTATTCGCCGCACCGGTGATGGCAATGGCGACTGGATTGGATGGCACCAGGAGCGCCGTCGCCTCCTGCTGGCGCACGCGAAGACGGCGGTTTGCAGTCGCCTCGAACAGCGTGATGAAGTCAGGAATGCGCGCCGCGAACAGACTGTGATCGAGCCAATTGCCGATCGCGGCCTGCAGGTCGGTATAGGTGGCGATGGTCATAACTTAGCCACCCAGCTTGCGCCGGGCCTTGGCGATGATATTCGCGGCCTCGCCGATGCTCAGGTTGCCCTTGTTCTTCTGCTGGGTTGCGCGGGCAATCGCGTTGCGGGCGTGACTTTTATCCTCAATCGGATAGGACCTCTTCGGGCCGGCGAATGACGCCGTTGGAAAAGACTTCCGCTGCTTGGTGGTCAGCTTTGACATCTGAGAGCTCCAGATAGTTCGCCACTACGATATCGCCGTTTGACGTCTGCTACTTTATCGGGATGTCTTGCCCGATAACGTCTAGCTTGGGCGGCGACCAAATCTGGGTTGGCCGCTCGCCATGCTTTTACCTTATCGTAAGCAGTAACCGCCATCGGTTAGCTGCTCGGCGTGACGGGAGGGACAGGAGCCGGCGCCGGAGGGGCCGGCGTATTCGCGACCACGGCAGCGGCGAGCTGCGCAGCCTTGGCGTTGAGTGTGTCAGACAAGGTCTGAATACGGGCGACGATGGTCGGGTCGGTCCCGACGGCCGCATTCTTGAGATCCAGGATTTCCTGCGACAGTGTGAGCAGCAACGCCTCGACGGCGTCCTCAGCGCTGCTATTGGCAGCCGCGGCCGCTTCGGCCTTGGTCAGTACGTCTCCGATATCGGACATGATCTTCGTTTCCTTTTGCAGGACCGCAGTGAGCATTGCGATGATCAAATCGAGCTTGCGGTCGGTTTCTCGATCGATCTGGAGGGTGATATGCATCAGTGATCCGTGCGCAGATACGCCCAGTCGGGATCGGCGAGTTTGCGCTGCACGAGTTCATCGAACTCACGCGTGAACATGCGTAGGCTGATGTTGCCCCGCGCATATTCCTCGTTAAGCCACGTCATCAGGATCACGTTTGGAATCGTGGCGACATGCTTACCCCAATCACTCTTCTGCGGCTCGGCGCGCAACGCGGCATTGCGCTCAAGGATTGGTTCGACGTCCTGCTCTGCGACGGTAATCAGATCACCGTCGCGGAGCAGCATCCGAGTGTGCATCAGACGATCTCAGACGATCTCGGTAACGACGAGAAAGCCTGTCACGGACGCATCATTGCTGATGACCGCAATCGCCTGCCCTGGCGTACAGGTAAAGTATTCCGCAGGCCCGATCGGCAAGAACGTGTCCGTGACGAGCGCAACTGGCACGGGTTCGCTGATGCGGAACCGCGCGCCGGCCGTTCCGGTCACGGGCGTGGCCTGGGATACGACGCATCTAATTTGATACGTCTGTGGCCCGAATACAGCCGATGGGGTCGAGGTGGCTGTGATAGGGATGTTCTGAACAGTGCCAAGTCGTGACGCCGGTTGATTTGGGAGATACGACATCTACCATCCCTTCTTGCCGAGATCGCGTCTTGAGTCGGCAGGATGCATCTTGCCACCCTGCTTGTGGCCGTCGCCGCTACGTGCGGTATTGAGCGCGATGGCGACGGCTTGTTTTTGCGGTTTGCCGGCAGCGATCTCCGTCTTGATATTGGCTGAGACCGCTTGGCGTGAAGAACCTTTTTGTAATGGCATCTGCGTTTTTCCCTATGCCGTGCGCTCAGTCAGCACAATCGTGAAAACGGCGTTAGTGGCATTGGTTAAGCCGGCTGCTAGCGCCAGTTTGATGATATCGCCATCGACGACGAAAGCACGTGGACTGAATGACGTATCCCCGCCGGACGCAAAGCCGGCCGCGGTTGCCAGTAGCGTGACCGTTCCGACTGAGATGTTCTCAACAGAGACAGTAAGCAGAGCCGATGTGCCGGTCATCGCGTTGCCATCAGCAGGCGCGAGATAGATCGCCTTAATCTCGCCGCGACCTGGAGCGGCGACAGAAATTGTAACGGGACCCGTCACCGGGGCGCCAACTACAGTGACGTATTTCTCATTCAACCGACGTTGCGTAGGATAGGCCATGTTGGTCTCCTAAAAAGAGGAAGACCCCGCATTTTGCGCGGGGCCACCAAGTGGATGAGGACGCCAGAGATTTACGAGGTGGTCAGATCAAATATCCCGCCACTAGACTTTTCGTTACGCCCCACCAGTGCGTATTCGCTCAGGATCATCCGACGCCGGCTATCACCAGTCGGCGCAAGAGGAATCGATACCATGCGCCGGCCGTTGAGAAAGGCCAGTGCCCACATCTCGGTTTGCAGTATCAGCACGTCACGCGCGCGCTGGAAACGATTCGGTGCGACCTTGAGTTTGCCGAAATCACTTTCGTAGAAATCGACGGAAGCAACTATCTTTTTGGTCGCCGCCTGTTCCACTGGAGTGGACCGGCCGGTAAAAGTCGAGAACACTTGCTTGTTGAAGCCGCCCGCCATGATCATGTCGGGCTTACCGCCATTGTTCCAGATCGCTTGCAGCACAGTCTTGAGATTGGCCTCTGTGAAGGCGCGCTGCGTTCCGTCCGTGCGAGTGCCGGTGCCATCCGCAAGCACAGGATCGACGCCACCAACTCCCTTGGACGTATTGCTCTTGATCCAGGAGAGAACTGCTGCGGTCGTACGTGCGACACTGGTGCTGCCCGCAAGCTTGGCCTGGTTGTTAAGCAGGATAGTTTCCATATCGCGCTTAAGTTCCAGGCCCTTGAGCATTTCCTGGTACGCGAGTTCGTCATCACGGCCGGCATGGTCTACTGCCTGTTGTGTACCGCTGACGGCTGCCGTCGTGCGCGAGATTTGTGCGAGATTCCCAAGCCTCGCCGTCGGCGTTGCGGCCAATGGCGTGGTTGGATAATCGTCGCCTTCCAGTTGCGCATTGGCAACGTTTGGAGCCGCCAATGCCTGCGTCTGCCATTCGTGATTGACCGCGGATGCTTTCTCGCGCTCGGCCGCAGTCATGAACGGCGTGTCGGTGGGATCGATGCGGTAAATCACATCGGTCAAGTCCTCGCGGTTACCAATCGCGGTATAGGTCGAGAAGGTATTAGCTGGGAGTGCCACGGGAAGTCCTTTCTAGCGGGCGGCCCTGCGCATCGCGACAAGCTTTGCAGCTGCGCGAAGTGCACCAATGCCACTCGAATGCTCGAGTTGAGCGGTGAGGTTCTGGATTTGCTGCTCGCCCGGCGTACCCGCCGATTGACCAGCGCTGGGCCGCTGAGCCGGAGGAAGAGGCTTGGCTATGACAGTACGGGCCTTCGCTTGCGCATCACGCCATAGGCTCGCGTCGCGGATCAGGAGCTGCACGCGGTGGTCACGAAGGCTCAAGTCCTTCTGGCCAACCCATGCCGGGCCCAATTCCGTTTCGTCGAAGCCTAGAGCTTTCAGCGTTGCGACGGCCGACTTCTGCGCTTCCGCCATCTTGGCCGGGTCGACAAGTTCAGGGGACCTCTGGATGAGAAGATCGTCCTCTTTCTTGGCGAACTCGACGAACTTGTCGATCCTCTCCTGTTGCTGCCGCTGCTGAGCACCGATTGATTCCTGCTGGACCGCGGCGATTTGCTTTTGCGCCGCATCCCATCGGATATATCGGGGCCAGTCATTGGCGGCCATGTTCTGCAGGTCTTGCATGGTTTTGACGTCGGCGAACTCGCCGGCATGCGCGGCTTGCAGGTTCTGGAGGAGGATCGGCAGGGCGGATTCATACTGTTGCCTTGCCTGTTCAACCGCCTGCTCTTTGGCTGTGAGGCCCTTGAGCTTGTCAGCGGCTTCGTTCTGACGACGGGAAAAGTCCGTGTCGCGTGACCGCTCGCGTTCGGCAAGACGTTCCTGCGTCTCACGAGGGAGGCCCGCAAACAGTTCCTTGTCTTCCTTCGTCCAAGACCTCGGCGGCTCGATGGGCGGCACTTCTGCCGGATCGGCACTCTCAGTCTCACCGGGGGGCTGCGTTTCCGCGGCCGCGGCGTCGTCCTCTTGCGAGGTCGATTCGGGTTCGGTCGGCTGCGTCGCCTCTTGGCGCTGCTCGCCACCTTCTGATTGTTCCTTTGGCTTGTGTCGCGCCTGCGCCAGCGCGCGCGCGGCCTGCGTGACCGACATGTTCTCATTGCCGCCAGTAGTGACGACAGTAACGGGAGCCTGCTCGCTAGGCGCGGCTTCGGTGGCTTCAGTCATGATGGTTCCCTTTACTTGCGTTTTTTGCGCTGCTGCGCAGTATATCGCTCGGCACGCCGTGCTCGGAAGTGCACGCGCCTGCCTTGGTCTACAATTCGAAACTGCATCTCATGAACTAAGCCACAATCACAGCACGCCATGAGATACTTCGACATATTTGGCTGCACCCAACGAGAGAAACCACGCGGCCCATTGCCGGCCTCGATGCGAAACCTGATCTTCATTTGCCGGGAGCTTTTGCGATATCATCCAGCTGCCGTTGAGCTAATTTACCATCAGCGGCGACGCGACCAATGTGGTCTTTGATCTTGCCGAGCACATTCACCGCCTGCCACAGCCGCTCGCGCGCATCGGTGTCACGCGCCGGCGTCGTGCGCCAGGCCGTGATATAGTCCGCCTCCAACTTGGCGAACGCCTCCTGCAGCAACTCATTGTCCATCAGCGTCTTGGCATGCGCGCCGCGGACGATATCACGATGGAGACGATCCTCGCTCATCCAGGCTGCCCCCCAAACCGCGGCCCGGTGATCGAAGTGCTGCCATCGGACATGGCCTTCGTCACCCCGACCGAGTGCTGTACGTGCGCGCTCAAGACCGCGTTGGCGGCTTCGAGTCGCAACTCGGCCATCATCTGCTCACGCTTGAGCGCAAATTCCCGGTCCATTTGCTCGCGCTTCAGGGCGAATTCGGCGCTGAGCTGCTCCTGCTTCAGCTGCGCATCCGCTGAAATCTTGACCGCGCTCATCTGTTGGTCCGATGCGTGCTTTTGCTGCTCCAGCTGTGCATCGGTCTGCGCCTGCTGCTGGGCGAGCTGCTGTTTCTGCTGCGCCTCGGCGGCTTTCGGGTCGGGCGATGGCGGAATGGGCTCTCCGGCCGTCTTCGGATCGGGCGCGGTGAAAAACCTGTCCATGTCCTTATGCCCGCCGAGCCGGGTGATTTCCTTTGTGGTCTCGTAGGCGTTCTTCTTGCTCACGAGCCCGAGCGGAATGACCTTTTCCTGCAATCCCGCGATCAGCTGCATGTGCGCCAGCTGCTCAGTCTTGGTCCCCGTTCCAAGCGCGACATTGACGGTCATGTCATCACGCTTTTTCCAATCCCGGGGATCGACGGGCACCCACTGATTGCGCAGTCGCACGGTCTGAGGCTGTGACCCGTTTTTGCGAATGACCCCATGCAAGAGTACGAACAAGTCTTTGATGCCGGTCTCCGCGAAGATGCGCGCGATGAGCTTCACCTTGGCCTGGGACGCGTTGAACATCTGGTTCGCGATCGTCGCGACTTGGTTCTGCAGCGCGTTGGGGTCGACGCCCTGCCCCTGCCGCGAAACGCCGGTGCGCCTCTCACGCGTGGCGTCCTGATATTGCAAGAGCGGAAAC